TGGCACTCCTTCGATTAGGTCAATGATGATTGTGATTGCTTTTGTTGGCTGAGGATAGGCAGCCTTGATAAGTCTTAGGACTTCATCCTTCATGAGTGTTCGGCCCATCTGGATGCCGTCTGACTTAGCCACGCCAAAGTTGTATTGGTTTGGGTTGTAGTCCATGACTGCAAACTCAATGGGTTCAGGGTTATAGTTGGCCATTCTCTCTCTTTTCTGTGTAGGTGTCTGCAAGGAAGTGCAGTAGCTCTAACCTGGCAATTTGTTTCTGGATGTGATACCTGTCAGTTTCCGGTGTTGTCTTTGCCTGGTATTCGGCAAGAGTCCAAAGCCTTGCTTCCTCTAGGACTTTGGCAAATTGTTTATTGTTCATCTGGCATCCTTGCGAGTAAACCAAAGTGCTATGACTAGGAAGTGAATTGCGATGAGGACTGCACCGGCGTAGTAGCCAATGATGAAGTTGTATTGCTGAATTGCTAAGACCATCCCAAAGGATAGAAACACGCTGACTGTAAGTAGCCAACCTTTCATTTGAATCTCCTAACCGGCCCCCCTTGGGCCATGTCTAAACTCTATACCTGTTTTTTGAGTTTTTTGGGAGATTTTTGTGTTTTTTTGCCTTTTTCGGCGTGTCGTTATTCTAGGCTTTTGACAGTTATTGTGGCCCCTGGCTCGATGCCTTGGGCGTAGAGCTTTCGGGCTGAGATGCGTGTGATCCTGCTGTCATCGGTATAGACCCCTGCAATGGCTAGGGCATCGCCCACTGACCGGACCAGCTTGTCTAGGTCTGGGGCTACTGAGGGTGATGAGCGTGTCACTGATACTGGCTTTGCCATGTAAAAGTTGACTGCCAGCTCGCAGGGGCCGTCTATCGGCTCCCAGTCTGGGGGTAGGGTTGCGATGACCTCGTTGACTATTGCAGTTCGCCAAGCCTTGTGTTTCTTGCTGTTGACCTGGACTATTCGGCCTTGCATTATTGCGTGTGAACCTTGGCTGGCAGGATCGCCGGTGATGCTAAAGCTTACCTCTGCCATGTAGTTCCCATGCTCCCATTATGGCAGCGATGGCGTAGATAAGACCGAAGGCCAGCCCCAGACCACCAAGAACGCTGGTGGTGTTGAGCGATAGGTTAATCAGCACCCCAGCGGTAAGTGCTGGGACTAGCCAACGGAGATTTTTCAAAAGGGGCTTGGCTCGTGGGTTGGCTCAAACAACGACTTGACTACCTGAGCTGGGTCAGCTGGGGTGATGTAAGGGTTGTTGATGCTTACCTTGATTGACTGCTTGGCTTCGCCCTCTTTGTTGGTCCAGTTGTCAATCTCTGAGCTGTAAAGCCCTTCAACCTGCAACTCGTCACCGATGTCAAAAGTTGTCGGTGTCTTTAGCCATACTGTGTATCGCTTGTTGATTGTTTCGCCAGCCTTGGTTGTGTAAGCCTCGGTCAGCTCGATGCCCTTGCCTTCGTAGAATACTCGGCTAATGGTGCCTTTTACTTTGATACTTGCCATCTCTTTTTCCTTATCTCTTGTTGTTTTACTTTAGTGGTCACCTAAGACATGATTAGGGTTGGTGCAGTCTGTGTGGCCACAGGATCTAATGCCAGGTAGGACCGGTAGGCCATCAAAGATTGGCACAGTAAGGGTTTCTTTGTCAAACTCGCCTTGCCAAGGGATGCACTTTTCAGAGCCGTACTTGATGACCAAGGCTCGGTGCATCCGGCAGGACTGGCACTTGAGGTCTTTCCTCTTGCGTTTATGGGTGTTGACCTTCCAGGTAGCACCACATCGGCAACACAGTGCCACATTGTCATCCACGCCATAATCTTAGCCTTCCACAACTCGGGACAGGTGACCCTCGAACTTGAGTCCTACTTCACCTAAGCCACCTTGTCGATTCTTTGCAACCTTCATAATCATCCAGCTCTTTTGCCACTCAAACTGATCCTCGGCGATTGACTCTCGGTGCAGCAGAATCACTGCATCTGCATCTTGCTCGATGCCACCGGAATCTCTGAGGTCTGCTAGGTCTGGCTTTGAGTCCTTGCGTTGCTCTGGTCCTCGGTTCAGCTGGGCTAATGCGATGACCGGCACTTCTAAATCTCTGGCAAGGTTCTTGAGTCCGATGGAGATGTCAGTAATCATCTCGTATCTCTTTCGGCCTTTCTCCGTGTCCTGAATCAAGCCAAGGTAGTCAACAACTATTGCTTGAAGCTGGCCGTTAGCTTTGACTCCGTTTGCCATTGCCCTAATCTGCAAAAGGTTCTGCCCTGACTTGTCATGGATGGCGAGCTGATGACTCGTTATCTTTTCCTTAGCTCTTGCAATCTTGTCCCAGTCAATGTCTTTGAGTGTGCCCTTTTCAATGTTGCCAATGTAAACCTCAGCTTCCATCGAGATGATTCGGTTGTAGAGTTCTGACTTGCCCATCTCAAGGCTGTGAAAGCTGACAGGACCTTGCTTCGATAGTTCCCAAGCAATCTGCAAGCCGACTATGGTCTTACCAATACCAGGTCGAGCACCGATGATGTAAAGGGCACCTGGTCTAAAACCCCCAAGGATGTCGTTGAGGTCTTTCCAAGGGCTGAGTGGATAGTTCTTTGGCTTGTCAATCTCGTCAAGGTACGGAATTAGTTCATCGCTGACATAGCTTGGTCGGCTGGCTGTGTTGCGATCACTTAGGTTGTCAATCTCTTTCTTGGCTTGATCTATAACTGTTGCCAAGTCCTCATGCTGGGCCTTCATGTTGATTACTTGACCGGCATGAGCAAGTTTTCGCCTGGTGACTTCCTCGATGACTCGCTCGGCATAATAGCCAACAGAAGCAGCAGTTGGTGTTGCTGTGATGCAGTCGTGCAGATAACTGGCAAGCTTAGGCAACATTGCCCCGACTGTGATGACATCTATCGGCTGGCGAGCTTGCTTCATCTCTAGCATCGTTGCGTAGATTTTCTCGTGTCCGAGATCATCAAAGTCTTTGGCTGTGAGCGTTAGGTCATCGAGTGCCTTGCCTTTTGTTAGCAGGACAGAGCCGATGACTAACTGCTCAAACTCACTCACTTGATTCTGCCAAAGATGGGTTTGCTTCGCGGTGCAGGTTTATCGTTCTCCACTGCTTCGTAGAGTCCTTTGTTCAACCAGGATGCTGGGTAGGGAATGTAGGTCATGTCGGGTAGCTTACTTTCCGAATACGCTTTGGTGAGGCCAATCATCTCATCAGCGGTTTTCTTTTTTAGCACTTGCTTCCATGCTTTTAGGGCATCAGCTTTAGCTATCTTTTTAGGGTAGAGATTCCAAAAGGTTTCAAAAGATTCATCAGCCTGTTTAGTTAATGTTTCTTTTAGGGTTCTATTAAGGGTTAACACGCCACCTGCTGTCACCTCTGAAGCCGATTCTGTCACCTCTGACTCCGAATCTGTCACCTCTGAAGCGGTTTTTGTCACCTCTGAAACCCCATCTGTCACCCCTGGCAAGTTCACAAAATACCGGTTGGCTTTGTAGGGTCCGTAGGTCGGTGCAGATCTAAACTCGACAACTAACTCACCCAGCTCGATGAGGTCTTGGATGTCACGCTGCACAGATCTAGGCGATGAGTTGACCATGTTAGCCAAGGTTTCGATTGAAGGCCATGCACCTAATTCGCCCTGGTGGTCAGCGATGGATAACAGGACCAATCTGGCTCGGCCTTTTGATTTACTCTCACGCCAAACAGCGTTCATAATCTGGATGCTCATTTTGCAGCTGCTCTCTCAGCCATCAGCATCATGACAGTAGGGCTGATGACTTTGTTATCGTACCCCTCTTTGACCAGCATCACCCACTCGCCATTGTCTAGTCCCATAGCCTGGTAATCCATCTCGGCCATAAAGATGTTTCCGCCGTACATTGACAGCACCTCAGCAAGGTCTTTATTTTCCCAGTTAAACATAAAATGTGCCTTTCTCTAATGAGTTGGCACACTATAATTGCTAGGGATGCCAACAGTCTGATTGTTGGTATCGGCCCTTCTGAGTTATCTCAGGGGGGCCTTTTTATTTAGTTATGTTTTTACCTTAGCACCCTAAAAGTATTCGATGTCGTTATTGGGCACCGGTGTCCTGTTGAAGTCGTTATCTAACAGCCACCAGCCGTCACCCATGTAAACAGGAGTAAACTCTGGCACCTGGTGTCGCTCTAGCTTCCAGCCAAACTTCCTGCCAAGGTCGGCAAACCTAGCGTTTGATTCAAGCATAAAGTTAGCAGCACTGCAAAGCACAATAATGTTGCTCGGCCTGTCTAAGGCTCTACTGCCACCCATGCCTCTGTTGGCTCGATGCTGAGGGATGAGCGTGTCATCTGTGGTCCCACAGTGACTGCAACACTTGTCGCGATCTATAAACTTTTGGAAGCTTTTTTTATTCATCATCTTCCCAAGGGTCATGTTTCTTTGCTGGCATCTCACCTGGTTGGAATCCCATTGCGAGCTGTGTATCTGCTAAACCGCTGGTAGGTGTGTCGGCCGTGTCTTGCTCTTGACAGGTGTGACGCCTTCTCCACTCGCGGACAAGTTTGACTGGCTGAGGTTCATCAGTCTTGAACTTGGCACCACAGCTACAGGTTTCGGCAATCACCCAAGTAGGCTACCAGCTAGGCGTGTTTCCACTGTATTTCGACATTTTTGCTGATAACTGCCATCATTGTGGCTTGGTCTGACAAGGTTTTTAGCTTAGTTCGGACCCTGTTGTATTCGGCTTTGGCTAGATCAGCCTTTAGCTTTTCCTCTACTGCTTGCAACTTAGCCACAGCTTGCCGGTCTGCCACAGTCCCAGCGTTGTTGATAAAGGCTAAAGATACTGCCTTGTCGTAGGCAGCCTCAGCATCAGCCATCTTGCACTCGGCATCGTAGAGTGCGTTAGCTCCCTTGTCCATCTCGCTTGTCAGGCGTTGTAGCTCCTGGACTATGTGGCCTGGTGTAATAATTTCCATCTCTTAGCCTTCTAGCTTTCTCTCGTTGTAGTTGCCATAGCTGTGATACAAAGTCAAGTTCACCTCGGTCAAACTGTTGTTGTAAACACTCTTGCACTTCGAGTATCGAACTAAGCAGAATCCTTTGGGCTTGATAGTCCATTGGCAATTTCCTTGATCTTGTCTAGCGTTGCTGTGTCAGCCCCACCAGTCTTGGCCTCGCTGTATAGCAAGCGTAAACCATCAAGGTC